GCCTTGGATTGCATTACATGGGATATGGAGAGTGATTAAATGAAAAAGTTTCTTTCTGTCTTTTTTGCATTCACTCTCTATTTTAATTTAATTACACAAGCCAATGCAGCAAGTCTTGGCGGATGGTCTTTAGGTTCTCCAGTGGCTTCTGGTGCTTCCGCAATAGTCAATGGAACAAAAGAAATTATTCTCAACGGTGCATCTAAAATTGCAAAAGGCACTGCAAAAATAACGCCTAATGCTTCACAAGTTGCAAATGTACTTAAACGTGGTGCAGCAGGTTATGCGCTTTCTGTCGCTGTTGAACAGCTTTTGGGAGCTGTGGATTGGGTTCTTGATCCTGCAAATAATCGCGTTAAATATTATGAAAAAGTAAGTACTGGTAAGTATGGCTGGGCTGAAGTTAATAATGATACTGATCCCAAACACATTTCAGCTACTGTTGCATGTCAATTTTATGCTTCTAAACTAAAAAGAACGTACGCTCGAACTAATCAATTTTCTGATCGAAATGCGTTTTGTTATGATGTTAAAAATGATCTTTATGTTCAATTACTTCGTACTCTTCAACCCCCGATTGTTGAAGAACAAGAAAGATATTTACCGCTCGATGTTGTAGCGCAAAAAGTTATTTCTAATGCTGCTGCCGGTGATGTATCAGCACAACAAGCTATTACTGCTGCTGCACAAGATGTAATTAATGAAGCAGAAAATGACAGTGCTAAAGCTGCTCCGATTGTTCAGCAACTAGAAGCATCAAAAGCAATTGAAGCTGAAAATACGGCAACTGGTGAACAGACACAAAATCCGGCTAATCCCAATGTCACAAACATAAAATTAGAATTTCCGGCTTTCTGCGGTTGGGCGCCTCTCGTCTGTGAAGCTGCTCAAACTGTAATTTCGTTCCCCATCACTCTTACCAGTTGGTGGAATACAGCGAACCAAAAAGCCGATTCTTGGGTTAATTCAATTTCTCAGTCATGGGCAGAAGCCAAAGAGTGGGCAACCTCAGAGAAAAATGAAGATACAGAACTAGATATACCTGATCAGGAACAACCAGATATAGACACAGATATAGCTTTCGGTGGCATGTGTCCTGATGATCGACAAGCTGAAATAAACATGGGTGTTGGTGTCATCAAGATGCCAATTTCATATGAGCCGATCTGTACAACAGTATCAACTGCCAAGCCTGTTCTTATCTTTGTTGGATTTTTTGTGGCTGCTTTAATTATTGGTGGAGTAAAAACAGAATGAGTTTATCTACTATTTTACAAAGTATTCAAAAGGGAACATTAAAGAATATTCTTACTGGCGCTGGTCTTGCTCTTACTACTTCTTCAATTTCCTATGTTGCTTTTCAACAGGCTGTAAATGCTGTTCAACAACAAGCATATGGAATACCGGGTGACTTGATTGCAATCCTTCATTTAGCTGGATTTGATATTTTCTTTTCAACTGTACTTGCAGCAATCGTGACTAGACTTTCACTGAATGCTGGTAATTTGGCATTAAAGAAGATTTAAAATGATACGTTTAGATACTGGCACTCCAGGTGCAGGAAAAACCTTAATTAATGTTCGTGATATTGTTCAGTTAGAAAAAACTAATCAGAAAAATATCATTCTTAATCCCAAAATATATGAAACTAATTTAAAGGTTATCCAGGATAAAAAAATATCTGATGATTTTTTATATTGTGTTCGAAAAGTAGGCCAAGGTGTTGATTTAAAAGAGCAGGTTTTTCATTTTGATAATACCTATTTTGATTTCTTAAAATCATCTGATCGTATAGAAGAATATTTTTCTCGCTCTATTTTTTATAATGAAATTATTGAACGAGTTAATAATGAACATAATCTAAAATTAAATAAAGTTCGTCCTGTTAGAACCATTTATACAAATATTGCTGGGCTTGAAATTGATACGATTCGACCGATTCCGGCTGATGCTGATTGGCGTAAATTACCTGATGGCTCATTTGTTGTTTATGATGAAATTCAGAATATTCCTATATTTTCTTCTGAATCACGTGCCGTTGATCCGATTGTTAAAGACCTAACAATTCATCGTCATCGTGGATTTGATATTGTCGGGATTACACAGTTTCCAGACCTTGTTCATAAGACCTTTCGTGCTGTTACTGGTCATCATAGACATCTAGTTAATTCTTTTGGTCTTAAGCGATCTACTCAATATGAATGGTCAACTGTAAAGATTGACCCTAACGCATTTAAAAATAAAGCTACTGCCGAAGTTAAATCGACTTTTGTATTCCCTAGTGATCTTTATAAATATTATCGTTCTTCAACTGCTCATACACACAAACGCCGATTGCCTTGGCGTTTCATCATGATTTTAACGTCTGTCTTAATTGCATGTATTGCTTTATTTACTTGTTCATTTTCAAAAGAAAATAACGTTGTTAGACAGATTGCTACAGGTACGCCACATCAAACTAAAACAACAGAAAAAACAGATGCTAAAAATACTGCTGCACAGGGTCAGAGTTCAACAGTCCAATCAAATCTTGATATTGAATGTCGTAAAGCTGCTAATGTTGAAAAACCTGAATGTGTCGCATGGTTTGAGAATCTTACAGTTAATCGTGGTTCCGTTACTGGAGCTAATCCACAGACAGTTCAAGTTTCTTATAATCCCAACAAGCCATTTGATGATTCAGGCATTCAGCCGAACATTAACTATGAAGTTACTGCAAAACCTGTATTTGCGGGTTGTATGAAGAAAGGCAATAAATATGTTGCATACACTCAGCAGGGAACAATTCTGGATGATGTCTCCAGTAGCGACTGTAAAAGATTAATTGAAAACGGTGATAGACCTTTTAATTACTTTCAGCAGCCACAGCAACAGCTACAAGCTCAACAACAACCACAACAACCACAACAGCAGAAGCTCACATCACTAGATGCAGAGTTTTTAGCTAAATATCAGCAAGCAAAAGCCGAGGGCTTAATATGAACTACTTAACACCATCAGACCTTCTTTCTGTTCAGCAACTATTTCAAAACTTACTTGTCTTTTCACTGATAGTCGGAATGTTTATTTCAGCTATTATTTATTCTTTTTATTTGAAAATAGTTAGAGCTATTAACGTACCTAGTCGTATAAAAACCGAGACAGGATACCTTTATCGTGCTCATAACGGTTTATATGTCACCAAACAACGTAAAGAAGACTTACTGATTGATCTTAAGTTAAAGAACAAACAGCGTTATATACGCTATCACACGTATATCTTAGAACGTCTTAAATCTTCTGATTGAACTGGAGAGAACAATGGATTTTACTAAAGACGAATTAGAAGATATTTATTTAACTTATCTGTCCCACGGTATTATTAATAATTCTGTTATTCATAAAATTGAAACTTGTTATGTTTTTTGTTCTATCTGCAATAGATTAATAGAGCTTCATGAATCTGAGTATCATTTTGAAAGTCATGATTGAGCATCAATGATGCTCATAAGCTTTTTAACAAAAAAAGCTTATCGATCTGCTACGCAATGAAGAACACTAGAAGAAAAATATTAAGTGAGTGTCTACGAACTGACACAATGACAATATGAATATTTCCCCCTCTGATTACGCTTTTGCTTTTACTGGATGTATTAATGAATAGTTGTTTTTTCTGTGGAATTTTCAAATTACTACTTATTATTGCTTTGATTATAGGTGTACTTTATTGGGTTTTTTCTTATTAGCCACTGGAGAGAATAATGAGACTTTATAAATCCCATATTGATGCTTATTACAAACATCAAAAGATTTTTCGTGATTTAAGATTTTTATGTGAGCTGAATGGTGCGCCATTTAAGCCTAGAACTGTTCAATTTTTAATTAAAACTGATTTCGCATAATGTAGTCCAGATTATGTTACATAGCCGATTTGCAACTATTTCTAGAGCAAATCGGCGTGATTTAACATCAATCTGCATTATGCGAAATCGACAATGCCGACGCACGCGAGGAGCTTCGACGAGTGTAAGGAGGCATGGGAGAGGATAGGGCACACTGCTATCTAATAGTGTGCCTGACTGCGGAAAGTTTTTTGCAATTTGCCCTATGAGCTATATATAACGGAGCTTTTAGAGTTATTGATAATGTTTCGCATTTATAGCTGTTTTTGTGCATTTAATTATCAATTTTTAAATTTCCGTTCTCTGTAATATTAACTTTATTGATTGTCATCTCTAATATTTTATGAACTATTTCACTTTCTGATTTCAATGGTTTAAAGCCTTTCATAATTAATTTTTTATTTATTAGATTAAATCTTTCTTCTAAAGCTTCTTGTTCCCAAGCATTCAATTTAACAGTCTGAGGCATTTTATTTACCAATCGTCAATACATACATTTGTATAAGCGTATACTTTTTTTTATTAATATGCTTGCTTATACCGGTATACCTGTTGTATTTTGTATCTGTTAGTATACCGGTATACCTAAGTTATGCTTGATTTCCTCCGTTTAGCGATTCCAATCATTCCTACGCACGTGCGTAGTCTTGATAATCACCATTGGTTTAATGGTGATATTCGCGACTATGGAATTCCTGCTGCTACTCGTCATGTCTCTAAAGATGACGATGGGTACACAACGACAGGGGAGTTGTATCACCCTTATGAATCGCTCCCAAGCGATTACACTGATATGGCTATGAAGTTTTATACAAATACAATGAACACTGTTCCGTATGTTGAAATTAAGGCTTCTCCTCTTAAGCTCTTGCAGGGTCATAACGTTTATGGCTTTGAATCTATAGAACTTGGTTCTGATCAAATGCTCGGAATGTTATTTGAAGCTTTTCCTCAATTACTTCCAATTCTTGATTTAGAGAATATCCAAGTTCTTTGTGTTGATACTACTTATCTTGTTCGTTTACCTCATCAATCAATGGTTCAGCCTACTTTAGATTACATGGCTAATTTAGCTGCTGGTCATCGTAAAGCTCGTCAAATTAAATATGAGAACTTCATTTCATGGGGCAATGATGGTGCTTCTATACGTCCGAAGGCTTACGGTAAATTTGAAGAAGTTAAAGCCCAGTTATTTAAGATTCAAAAGAGAGCAGATAAAGGCTGTCAACGTTCTAAATCATTAGTCTGCGCTATGCATGATGCTTTGCCTTTTGCTAATGCTGTCATTCGTTTAGAAGCTCGTATTACTAAAACTTATATGTCTAAAAATGGCATACCTACTAATTTGCACCAGCTAATTAAGCTGCAACATCAAGAGCCAGAATTATTGCTACGCCTCTGGCACGTAGCTTTTGACCCGATATTAGATCGAATGAAGGGCAAATATATGAACTTTTCAAATGATGCTGAAATTCTTGAATTATTTAAGTCGAAATTAGTTACTTATACAAAGACTGGTAAGCCAAGTTATACAAGAGCTAATAACGCAATGAAGTTTTATTCATTGATACGACAGATCGGTTTGAAGGCTACTAAAGAGCTTTATAACGAGCGTACTTATTATGATGCTTTAAAGCATTTAGAAAAATGTGAAATATCAATGGGACATTTACAAAATCTTGCCAAGAATCCTAACGGCAAAGTGATTCCGTTTGTACGCCTATTTGAATTAAAAATGGCTGATCAACAGCCGGCTGATTATCAATTACCAGTTTCATCATATAGCCCTAAACAACGTGGCTTATATTTAGTTGCCTGAGGAGGCTTTTACCATGCAAGTTCAATTTAATACACGCACAATTTTGCCATCTGTTTATCGTACTGAAAAAGATGGTGTAGAGAAAGTTTATTTATCTACAACAGTATTTTCACCGCAGCGATACAACTTAACTCCAGCAGCCGGTGTTATGCCAGTTGAACAGATTCAATCTGTATTAGCTGAATGTGCAGACAATGCTCAAGAAGTAGAAATTCAATTTGTAGAGTCACAGACTAAGTTTGGTGCTCAAATGCAGATTTTCAGTGTTAAGCCGTTGCCGAAGAAAAACCCAACACAATCAAATAGTTAATATAGAACATTTCGCATAATGTATAATATGTTAAAAATCAATGACTTACGGTAATAATTAATATGACACAGTTTATGTATAAGTGCAAGAAGTGTGGCAAACAGTTCAGCGTACATGCTCAATACTGTGTCCATTTTTATAACTGTACTAAGAGAATTTAAGGAATGGCAAGCATCTGTGAAATTGTCGAAGAAAGCACAAATGCCTGCCTTAAGTGGGTCGAATACAAGTCTGTAATCGACCAGTTAGCAATCACAAAGGATGATGCTCTCATTATCTTAACACCGATAGCGGGTATCTACGTCCTTTTGATTGGGTGGTCTTTCATTATGCTCATCTACCACCAGAGCAAATAAGGAAAATCCTCATGACTTACAAAAACGTAGAAGTAATTAAAGCTCCAGTTGCTCAAGTTAAAAAGACTTGGTTCCAACGTCATTGTCCTACCTTTGCCGCTGCTGGTGCTGCTGTAGGAACAATGGTAATTGCATCAAGTGCTAATGCTGCTGGTGTTGCTGATCTCTTTACTGAGATTTCAACAGAAATGGGCGGTGTTTCTTCCGGTGTGTTGTCGATTCTAACAATTCTTGCTGGTGTAGTTGCGTTGCTTTTGGGTTGGGCTTACGTCAAACGTGCAAAGTAATCAGTGCTCGAAATTCCCTGCTTCGGCAGGGTTTTTCATTTAAGGGGGGAGTATGGAAGAAGCATCTATTTTTTACTGGTTACTGGTCATTGTGCCTTGGATTGCATTACATGGGATATGGAGAGTGATTAAATGAAAAAGTTTCTTTCTGTCTTTTTTGCATTCACTCTTTATTTTAATTTAATTACACAAGCCAATGCTGCAAGTTTAGGTGGTTGGTCACTTGGCTCTCCAGTAGCATCCGGCGCTTCTGCAATCGTTAACGGAACAAAAGAAATCATCTTAAATGGTGCTTCAAAAATTGCCAGAGGCACTGCAAAGATAACCCCGAATGCTTCACAAGTTGCAAATGTACTTAAACGTGGTGCAGCCGGTTATGCATTGTCTGTTGCTGTTGAACAGTTGCTCGGAGCTGTCGACTGGGTTTTAGATCCTGCGAATAATCAGATTAGATATACTGTTCCGGATGTTACATGTAATTCAAATTCATGTACTTATAGCATCGACGGTCTTCCGTCAGCTTATTCAACTGCAGCTGCTGCATGTAACGCTTATGCGAGAAGTTTAGAGAAAAACGGTAAAACTGTTCGTGATTCAAAATACATTGTCGATAATGCAATGCCCGGTTCGCCCGGCTATTGCACAGGACGAATTTATTTAGATGGAGCATTTATACAAGATTATGCGATTCGTGTTAATCAAGCTGCATCTGATGCGAAAGAAGAAGAAAAAACATTACCCCTTGACGTAGTAGCACAACAAGTCATTTCAAATGCTGCGGCAGGTGATGTATCAGCACAACAAGCGATTACTGCTGCTGCACAAGATGTAATTAATGAAGCAGAAAATGACAGTGCTAAAGCTGCTCCGATTATTCAGCAACTAGAAGCATCAAAAGCAATTGAAGCTGAAAATACGGCAACTGGTGAACAGACACAAAACCCTGCAAATCCTAATGTCACTAACATAAAATTAGAATTTCCAGCATTCTGCGGTTGGGCACCACTCGTCTGCGAAGCTGCTCAAACTGTAATTTCGTTCCCAATTACTTTGACGAGCTGGTGGAATACAGCGAATCAAAAGGCCGATTCTTGGGCTAATTCGATTTCTCAATCATGGGCAGAAGCCAAAGAGTGGGCAACCTCAG